TGTTCCTCACACACTCCTTCCAGATTGTCGAATGAAAGACTGACCGTCGGATCGTTTATATTCTCCGGCGTTAAATATATTTTGTGATGAACTATCTTGATCGGCTTCATGTCTGCCAGTGATCGCTTCCCCCGCTCAACCTCACGGCGGCAACGCTCACAATATCCGCCCGCGTATACGATGTACGCCGCCCGCGTATTCTTCCACGCTTGCGACTGATAAAACCATTCCGCCCAATCTTTCGCCATTCTATCCGCCCCCTTTCCTCTGCTGCCGCCTTGCGTCTATCAATCCCATATAATCCGCTATCAGATAGCAGAATTGTTTCCGGTACTGGTAGAACTGCCCGCGATAACAATATGTTTCCCCCATGTGTTCCCACGGCTGACTATATGCGATAGACTGATATATCTTTTCGATGATGACGCCACGGACGCCCGGATCTATTTCCCCGACGTCCATATCGTCCTTCGCTTTCCTGATTGCTTCCGCTGCCCGCTTTGAAAAGGGCGACGTCATCCCCGCGCGTGAATCCATTCTGACCGCCGCGTGAACAATCTGTCTTTCGTTGTAATCCAGAAAATAACGCTTCACGATTCCGCCGCCCCCTCTCCGTCAAAATGTTTCTTCGTTGCTGTCCCTGAACGTGGAACGGATCCGGATCATCCCGTCGGAATCCGTGTCTATCTTGTGCGTTTTCTTGCCGATCTTGATTGTGACGTAATCGATCGAACCCTCGAACGTGGAACGGATCGCACATAACACGGTCTGAAGCTGTCCGTTCTCTTTGCTGAACATATTCTGCGCCCACATCCCCGCCGCTTCCATTTTCGCCCGGCGTTCCCTCTGACGCCGCGCTTCGTCGCAGTCGCACTCGTCCGAAGCCTGTTCGTTCAAGTCGGCGGCGGAAAATCCTTCCGGTGCTTCAATGATCCGCGACTGTCCGCAATACTTACAGAATCCGATCTGTTTTGTTATTACCCGGACTGTGGGCGCGTTTGGCATACCGACGACTTCCGGTTCTCCCTCCTGTTCCGGCTCCGGTTCCGGTTCTAAGTTTTCCCCGCCCCTGGTTTCCAGAACGTCCCGGATCGTCAGGATGAAACAATCGAAGCCGGACTGCTGCCCGATCCTGATTGTGACCTTTACCCGAACCGCCGCCACGCCGCCCGCCGTGAATGTGACTTCCCGTTCCGCGTCTGTCATCCCCGCCCTTCCCTCTGTCAGATTGTGCATGATTTCTTTCTTGTCAGAATCCGGCGCACCTAACAGATTGATGATCCGTTTCGTCCAGAAGTCCGTGATCGGAAGCGTCCGCTCCCTGATACTCCGATCGGCGATCCCCTTGATCTCCGCCTTGTTTGTTGTGATAGTTAGCATTGTCTGATCCTCCTTTTTCTTTTCCTGAATTTGCTTTATATCCTCGTCGGCTCCCTCAATCCCGAACCATTCGGGCGTATATGTAGAATCCGCCGTTGATATCGTTTATCCTGACTTCCGCGTCTATGAATTTATAACCGGGATATGATTTTCTGATCCTGCTTTCCAGATATGCCCGGTCTGTCGCCATGCGCTCCGCTGTCCTTTTCCCGAACCGACAGACGGATTTTGTCACTATCGGCTTTTTCAGGTTCTTTGACGCCCGCCACCGCTTCCGCCCTTTGGGATCCTTGCTGATATAGTTCACGATCCCGGCGATATGTGTATCAGGATCCGGATCGATCCGGCGCGTCTGGTTCCTTTTCCCCTGCCCCCATACTTTTTCTAATTCGTCCCGGTTCACGTCCCCCTGCATGATGACATGATGATGACAACGCGTCTTTTTTCCTTCCCCCTCCTGATACTCCGTCACACATATGTATTTCACATTATCCAGTCCCGCCTTTTTCCTCCGCCTGTTTATCCTCCTGATGAAATTCCCGAATATCCGATCCGCTTCATCCTGATCCGCCGGAAGGTGTGCGTCGTCATATGTGAACGTACACCATAGATCCTCTTCCCCGAAGTTCGCGCTGACTAAATTATTCAGATACCGCTTTGCCCTTTTGCTGTTCAGGTTCTTTTGTGCCGGGCGGCTCTCTTTCCCCCTCTTTGTCCGGGGCGCGTCTTTCCTGCTGCCGAATACCGGGTATATATCCGCTTCCAGTTGATCCCCCGCTTTTGTCGTCTTTGTCTGATATGCGATCCCCGCCCTGTTCTCTTTCAGGTAACGATCGATCTGATCCTGCTCCATATCCTCCAATGATTTTTTATATGATTCCTCAAAATCATAATCATCTATATATTTTTTTCTCGATCCCATAATCCGCCCCCTGATATGCGTTCTATATAAAATGGTTGATATCTTAATACCCATTACAAGGACGGGAAGCCGCCTTGCCCCTCTGCCATTTTATCGAACGCCTGTTCTTTCTGTTGTGGCGTTATCTATATATGAAGAAAAGGCTTCCGCCCGTTCCAAAATTTCGACCGTGTATTCCGTTTCATAGATTCCTGATTCCCTCATGTCCCGCGCTCCTTTTTCTCCCGCGTTGTATGCCATAAGAACGAATGTCACGTCGCCTTCATGCTTTGAAAACAATTCTTTCAGGATATAAACGCCCGCGCCGACGTTCTGTTCCAGATCGTACAGATCCGAAAATCCTAAATCGGACAGTCGTTCCGCGTTGCAGTCGTTTATCTGCATATAGCCGGAATCCCCGGACTGTGAACGCGCCGTCCTGTCAAAATGCGATTCGTGTTCTATAATCGCCATGACAAGCGGGAACGCGACGCCGTGTTCCTGACAGATACCGAAAACAATTTCCTGATCCGTGTCTGTCATCGGGACAGGCAGCGGGACAAAATCGACGTCCTGATATGTGCGCGGCGTTTCCCCTTGCTTTTCTGTGTCAATATGTATTTCCTGCGCGATCGGCTCCGTCTGGATGACCGCGATCGGCTCCGGCGTTTTATCCTGTTCCGGCGTGACCTTGTGATATGTAATTATCGCGACTACCGCGACAGACGCGACCGCCGTTCCTGATAAGACCACGCGCCGGATCCTTTTTATTCTCCTGATCCTTTTCTTTCTGTCCCTGATTCTCCGTTTTGACATATTCCCCGCCCTTTGGTATAATAAATATGGTTTGATTCTTTGGATCCCGGCGTTATGGCTCCCCGCCTTTCGCCGGGATCCTTTTATTCCTTTTTGAAATTGAACCCTGCCGGAACGACGGTAAAATGTCCGGCGATCGGGTTCACGGCTTTGTCGTCTATGTAAAAATCCGCGTTTATTTTCCGCGTGTCGCCGCCGTATAGTTCTATTAGTTCCGGTAAATTCTCGTTTACAAATTCAAATTCCAGTCCGTGATCCCGGCAATACTCCACCGCGACCGCCAGATCGTCCCCTGTCCTGCAAGTATTCAGAATCAGACGCGCCCCGCGCTCCTGTTCTGCTTTCAGGAACCGGAACAAATTATCGTTCGGATCTCCGACGCCGGGAAACCTCCCGAATGATAATGTCCCGTCAAAATCAACTGCATAAATCACATTCCCTTTCAGATCCATTCCCTGCCCCTTTCTGCTGCCTGATAACGCCCGTCATAATATGTAATTTCAGCGGCGGAAGGTTTTTGATTGCGTCCCGCAGATCCTGATCTGTCTTGATCCCGATTTTCAGAAGTTCCGCCCTTAAATTTTCAACCTGTTTTTCCATGCCCGCGCCCTCTTAAAATCCGCCGTCTATTCTTTTCAGCGGTTCCGACTGGATAATCCCGTGTCTTGTGATTGCTGCCAGTCTGACCGACATTCCGGCGATCTGGATCCCCGCTCTGTATATTTCAGTCAAACAGGCGTGTATCGTTTCCGGATCCTGATCGGAACCGTCGCCGTATATCCAGACGTCCTGCATTTTTATAAATATCCTTTTTAATTCGTCCAGAATCCCGTCCGCCGTTTCTGATATCATTTCCGCCGCTGCGTTCTCCTGAACCCGTATAATATCCGCGTTTACGTCTGACAGTTCCATATCCAATAATTTGTAAATCCCTGCCATTGTTGCGGCTGTCGGTTCCTGTTTCATGTTTCCGCCTTTCCTGTCACTGAATATAAATGTCATAGTATAGGAAAACCGTCAGATCCTTAAATTCATACATCCGCGTGATCTCCGGCTCATACGGCGGAAATAACCCGCGTTCCCTGAATTCCTTGTGACGGACTTCCATATGTGCGACCATTCGGGCGACCTCCGGATCCTGTGCCAAAAATTCCGTCTTATTTTCCGCATATTCCAACGATCCCATATACCCGCAATATAGAATTTTTACGCCCGGATCAAATTGTGGTTCCCGGTTCCCGCGTTTCCCTTGAATGATCCGGATCCTGTCCGTCGTCGCTATGACTTTTAACTGTTCCGATAATCTCATTATGGTTTGATCCTCTCTTTTCGCTTACCGCGCCGGATCCTGATATATATAGACGTGCATTATATAACGTCCCTGCGCTGCGCCTGTTTCCCGCTCTACCTCCGGCGATATGTGTTTGATTGTTGCGCCTTTCCCGGCATACTCCCGAAACGCTTTCGCCGCCGTTTCCTTGAACGCCGTTATTTCGTCAGGATTAACGAAGTTTCCCGTCGGCGTCAGTGTTTCGTCCATGATCCGGACGATCTGCGCCGGGGAAATGACCGTCAATAATGATTCCAGTTTTACGACCTGTTTTTCCATGTCCTTATTCTCCCTTCTGTTCCAAAAAGTCAAATATTGATATCTGCGCCGTTTCCCGCTCATACCGGGCGGCGGCGTCTTTGTAATATTCCCGATCCAGTTCAAAACCAACGAACTGCAGTCCCGCCTTGTGTGCTGCTATCAGGGACGACGCGGATCCGACGTGTGTATCAATTATCTTTTGCCCGCGCTGCGTATAATTTGCAAATATCCAGTCATAAAGGGCGACGGGTTTTTGCGTCGGATGTATGCGGATTTCCTTTTCCCTCATGTTCCCCTGCCGCATACCCGCCCATGTAAACCGGAATATCCGAACGGCGGTCTGAAATGACGTGAAAGCAAGTTCCCCGTCCGCGAAGTCGTTCTGCCCGTTCTGTTTGTCCCATACGATCCAACACGGGGACGACACGCCGCCGAACCCCGCGACAATGTTATCCATGAAATGATTCGCGCCGAAAATGATCTGATTTTTCGATATCCGTTTCAGTTGTGCGAAATATTCAGGATCCGGGGCGACCTGATCGCCGCCCGCGTATTCCTTATAGGCTTTTGACGTTGCCAGTTTCGACCGGGACGCGTTGTCCTTTGCGAAAACCTTTATCCCATACGGCGGATCCACGACCGCCAGATCGAAATAATTGTCCGGGAACTCCGGCAGGGCGTCCAGGACCGTGACCTCCACGCCGCAGCGCCTGAGGGCCTCGATATAGGCGTCGTGCTGGCGCAGGGCTTTTTCGTAGTCCGGCCTGCCCAGCTCGGGGGCGGAGGTGATCCCCTCGCATACTGCGGGACAGGGGCGTCTGACAAGAACATGGTGAAACATCGGAACAACTCCTTTATTGATATCGTTTTGGGGTGGGACAGACTTCTAATGCGAATCAAGGTTTAAAAGCAAGAGAAGGGGGTAGAAAAACAGCGCAAAAGAGTAGAGAATGTAAGTATGTGGCAAACAAATCTCATAATACTCTATTGCGCTGTCTGCGACAATAGTAGCACAATAGAAGCGGTAATGCAACGTCAAAGCAACAATTTCCGTCCCCAATTCACGGATGAGGAGTGTATAACGGTATATTTGTGGGGCATCAGTCAGCGGAGATTCGAGCAGAAGGCGATCTATGACTATACCCAAAACCATCTGCTGGAATGGTTTCCCAAGCTGCCCAGCTATCAGGCGTTTTCTGAGCGATTGAATCGGTTGGCTCCGGCATTTCAGGCCTTGGCGGAGTATTGGCTAAGTGTCATCGGGGTGGATCTGGGGGAGCAATTGGACTATATTGTGGATTCCTGCCCCATCATCTTGGCAAAAGGCCCCCGTTCCGGGCACGCCAAGGTTGCCTCGGAATTATGCGAGAAAAGCTATAATTCTTCCCGAAAAGAGTGGTATTACGGCATAAAACTCCATGTTATTGCGGCCCGCGTTCCTGGCCGCCTCCCCATTCCGGTATCCCTGATGGCTTCTGGCGCGGCGCAGCATGACCTCCCTGTTGCCAAACAAATCGTGGAAGATCATGCCTTCTTGAAGCCAGGATATCTGTACGCTGATAAGGCATATATTGATGCCGGTTGGGCGCTGTCACTGAAGCAAAACCACACCATTGAGCTGCTTACTCCAAGGAAAAAGCAAAAAGGCGATCCCTTGATTTCTGGCGACACTTTCTCTACATTTGTTAGTTCTGTCCGTCAGCCTATCGAGTGCTTTTTCAACTGGCTTATTCGCTTAACGGACATCCAGTCCGCCTCCTTGGTCCGCTCCTTGTCGGGCCTGCTTTGTCATATCTTTGGCCGCATTGCTGCCGCTCTTGCCAAGCTCTTGTTCAACTCTTGATTCGCATTTCTATACTATACCATTTTTCGGGGAAATGTAAAGGGGAGCGGTCTCAAAAATGGCGGCGCACACTCCAAAATCCTCCTTGCAATTTCCGGTCCATCCATGTAAGATGGTGGAGAGAAGTCAAATGACGGCAAAGGAGAAGCGGGATGAAGAACTTTTTTACCAAGCTGTTCCGCCGGCAGAGGGAGGCCCACCCCTATTGCAGCGCGGTGGTAGCGGCCGGAGGGAGCTCCCGGCGCATGGGCGGGGAGAACAAGCTGACGGCCTTCCTGGACGGCGTGCCCGTCCTGGCCCGGACGCTCCTGGCGCTGGACGGGGCGTCCCTGGTGGATGAGATTGTGGTGGCGGTGCGGGAGGAGGACCTGGTGGCCACGGCGGACCTGTGCAAGATCTACGCCGTGACGAAGCCGGTAAAGATCGTCCGGGGCGGGGCGACACGGCTGGAGTCGGTCCGTGCGGCGCTCCTGGAGTGCCGGGAGAGCGCGGCGTTCCTGGCCGTCCACGACGGGGCCCGGCCCCTGGCGGAGCCCGAGCTCATCGACCGCGTCGTGGCCCTGGCCCACCGCACCAACGCCGCCGCCCCGGCGGTGCCGGTGAAGGACACGGTAAAGCTGGTCCGGGAGGACGGCGTGGTGGAGCGCACCCTGGAGCGCGCCGCCCTCCGGGCGGTGCAGACGCCCCAGGTCTTCGACGCCCAGCTCCTGCGGGCGGCACTGCAGGCGGCTGCGGCGTCCGGGGAGGAGGTCACCGACGACTGCTCCGCCGTGGAGCGCCTGGGCAAGGAGGTCTTTCTGACGGAGGGCTCCTATGAGAACATCAAGATCACCACGCCGG